AAAGGCCATCTCCGGCTCGATCATCCAGAACTCAGCCGCATGTCTTGTCGTATTGGAATTTTCGGCACGGAATGTCGGTCCAAATGTATAGATGCTGCGGAATGCCTGTGCATAAGTCTCGCCATTGAGCTGTCCACTTACAGTAAGGCTTGTCTCTTTTCCAAAGAAATCCTGTGTATAGTCTACTGTTCCATCTTCATTCTTCGGAAGATTCTCCATATCCATCGTGGTCACACGGAACATCTCTCCCGCACCTTCACAGTCACTTCCTGTGATCAGCGGAGTATGCACATATACAAAGCCTCTCTCCTGGAAAAACTTATGGATCGCATACGCTGCGAGTGAGCGGACTCTGAATACAGCCTGAAATGTATTCGTTCGCGGACGCAGATGGGAGATCGTTCTCAGATACTCAAAACTATGACGCTTCTTCTGAAGCGGATAATCCGGGGCACTTGCACCCTCCACTACAACTTCATCTGCCTGGATCTCGAACGGCTGCTTTGCCTGAGGTGTTGCTACCAGTGTACCTGTAACGATTACTGCTGCACCTACATTTAATTTGGAGATCTCTGCAAAATTCTCCATCTTATCGTGATATACTACCTGAAGCGTCTCAAAATAAGATCCATCATTTAACACGATAAATCCAAATGTCTTAGAATCACGAATACTTCGGATCCAGCCCCCAACTGTCACCTGCTTGTCCAGATATTCTTCTCTGTTCTTAAATAACTCACGAATTGTTGTCAGTTCCATACCATTAAAACTCCTTCAAAAAATTGTCTGCCAGACGCCGTACCTCTCATACTGCGATGGTTCTCTCATTCTGCTGTCCTTCTCTTCTTTGAACAGCCTTACAGATAATTATACCACTCTTATCCTCAGGAGTAAATATAATGTTGCTTGAGTTTCCGCAGTTTAAAAATGTCAACATTAAATTCGACATTTTTTCATGTTTTTATCGTTTTGCCATTTTGCACAATACGCAGCCTGTTTTATTGTATATTTTCACTTTTGGACAACGCAATAGCAAGGCTGCCACTTCTGCCAGCCTCTCACGCCCCCCCTATTTCCGTTCTTATGCAAGCTGCTTTACCTCTTCCTCGAATAGTTCCCCTGCTGAATGATAGCCATGTATTTTGCGTGGGTATCCGTTTATCCAGTTCTCTATACTCTCTACCTCTTCCTCTGTCCTGTCGTCAAAATTTGTGCCTTTCGGTATCTTCCGGCGTATCATTTTATTTGTTACCTCATTTGTGCCACGCTCCCAGCTGCTGTACGGGTGGCAGTAATATACCTTTGTCCGCTTTTCTCCCTCGTTGATAATAGAACGCTGTAAGCCCTCTGCATCTGCAAACTCGCTGCCATTGTCTACTGTGATTGTCTTAAATACCCGCTTAAACATATCAGCGCCCCATTTTCTTTCTAATCTATCCAGCGCCGCTACTACTGCCTCGTCTGTATGGTCTGGCAGCTTAAATATAATCTCGTTTCTGGTTTTCCGCTCTGTCAGTACCAGCAACGTATTTTTTGACTTTCCCCGTTGTCCTAAAACGCTGTCCATTTCCCAGTTGCCGAACTCTTCCCGTGTATCTATCTCTTTCGGTCGTTTGTCTATACTCTCTCCTGCTGCCGCCCTTTTCTGTTGCCTCTGTACTTTCTTATAATTTCTCTTCTTATTCTTCTTTACTGGCAAATTCTTATTAGACAACTTAAGGAAAATACCCTTATCAATGTAGCTGTATAAGGTCGTTACGCATACTGTTACGGAAAAGTCCCCCTCTTTCCCCTGTGCTTTCAATTCTCCCAGTACCGCAGCTGGGCTGTAATCTTCATTTACTATTTTATCCTCTATATAATTTGCGTATGCAATATCGTTTCCTATTTTAAGCTGTGTACCCCTTGCCTTTAAATTTTCCTCTGCTTTCATTTGTGCCTTGTTTGGGCTATAACTTAATGTTTCTGTATAGTCGCTATTTCTGTGCATATATTCCCCTCGCTTAAGCTCATTGTATATAGTGCTGCGGTGTACGCCCAGCTGTTCTGCTATCTCTATCACGCTATGCCCTGCTTTTTTCAATGCCTCAATACTTATACGGTCTGTCCATGTCAGCTGTCGGCTGCCTTTCTTATTCGCCATTTCTGCTACCTCTCTTTCGTTCCTGTTCTTTCCCCATATACGACGAAAAGCCGCAAACTCTTTTACAAGTCTGCGGCTTATGCCTTTACCTATTTACAACACTTTTTACAAGCGGTGTATTTCTTCTTTGCTTGGCTTAGCGGTATGCTCTTTGGGTTTTTCATTCCCGAACAGTTAGGCTTACTATGGTATTTTTTGTTGCTACGGTCTACATATACTGTAGTTTCTCCCGTATGCTGGCTTACGCTGGGCGTTGCGTCCTCGATTACGTCAAGTTCTATATTGCACCCGAACGTCTGTACCCCCCCCCCCAGAAATTTCCAGTATTTCTGCGGTGTAGCGGGCTTTCGGGTACTTTCTCGCTAAGTCCCCCGCCAGTTCTGCCGATAGATTGCCTATTACCTTATCGCCCCACTTTACGTATGCGGCAGGCTCTCCGTTGTATGTGTACTTTTCTACTGTAATATCTTCACTACCGGACATTTTGCTTAAAATATCCTGCCTGTTTTCTCCGTCCTCATTATTGAACGTCACGCCTACTACTTTCGTTCTGATTGTATCTAAAACCCTGCTACCAGATGCGGCGGCAGGCGCTGGTGTTCTGTTTCCGTTCTCTTTTCCTGCGCTTTTCTTTTTCAGTCCAAAATAGGCGCATACTGCCGCAATCACAATACAACCCACCCCACCTGTTATATTTCCAGACGGCAGCGCCGTTAAACCGCTTACTGCAAATAATGCAGCCACTACCAATAAAATTACCTTTTTCTTTGTCATAGTAAGCCCTCGCTTTCGTTTCTACTTCAATTCTAAAATTTCATCAGCAGAGGCGTTAAGCTCTCTGCAAATTTTCGCAAGTGTTATTGCGTTTGGCGTAAGCTCGTTGTTTTCCCAGCGGCTTATATCTTTCTGGTATACTTGCAGGCGCTCTGCAAGTTCCTTTTGCGTCACGCCTGCCGCTTTTCGTGCTTTTTTAATGTTTTCGCCTAAATTCATGCCTTACCTCTCTTTTCTCTTGCCCTCAAAATGAAAGCAACCAGCAGCTTTACCAGTCCTACTGCTACTAAAAATACTCCTAATTTTAAAAGCATACTCTTTACTCGGCTTTGGGTTTGTGTTATATTTCTTATAGGCGGCGGGCTTATCGCCCGCCTGTTGGTTAGGGCTTTCGCCCTAACCTATGTACTTACCAATTATGATAAGTATTGTTCCTATGATTAAGTCTATCACTGCACTGATTGCCAATTCTTGCCAGTTGATAGGCTTTTTCTTTTGTTTCTTTTTCTTACCCATTGTGCCGTTTCTCCTTTCCAGTGGCTTTGCCTCTTATTTGTTCTTATCTCCTTTCCATGATTTTATTATATACCTTTTTCGGTATATTGTCAACACTTTTGTATAGATTTCTAAGAAAATCGCAAAAAAATAGAGGGCAGACAGCGAACCGCCCACCCTCGAAAACTTAAGCTAATCTTGTGGCATAATCTAAGCTAATCCAGCCTGCGCCACTCTTCAAGCGTCCCCAGCCAGCACTTGCGCCCTGTCCGGCTTTCACTTCCACAATGGTAAATACTCCCTTTCCTGTGGTTTCTCCCGTCTTTGCATAGTTCGTGCCTGCTCCTGTTCTGATATTAAGGTCTAAAATATCTACCTGTACGCTAAACGGAACGCCTGCGCTTGTCTGCTGCCCCGCTGCGGTATATACCGCCTTGCCGTTATCATCATATACAGTATAACCCGCCTTGCAAGCGCTCTTTGCATTTTCCAGCGACGTAAACGCCCCCAGCTGGCTTGCTGCGTCCGTCCAGCTCTTGCGCACTCTGTAATACTTTGTACCGTTTCCTGCTGCATACTTTTTATAGTATCCCTCGCCGTACTCTGCACGCTTTTTCTTTACTGTTTCGCTCTGGTCTGCTGGCTTTTCATATCCAGTAAGAACGGCATCAGATGCAGCACGCACACTGCCCGCCTTTTTCAGTGCGTCCATTACTGCTGTGTATCCCTGCAATTCTTCCCATAAAAAGCCCAGCTGCATATTAAGGTCTGCAATGGATACGCCCGCCTGTTTTGCATGATTAAGCAACGCCTGCTTTCTGCTCCAATACGTCCACTGCGCCAGCCCATAGCCTGCACTGTCCTTTACAAAATTGCCATAGCTGCCATTATCCACCGCTGCTGTATATTCTGCGTCCGTCTTACCCAGCTTATTGTTATAGGTGTTCTGTAAGTTGTTCGGCATAAGCCCGCTTTCAGCATACAGATTACCCATAATACCAGCCACGGCATAAGCATTTAAGCCCTTTCCTGTAAGAAAATTCCAGATTGTTTTTTCATTGCCGCCCTGCGGTGTTTCTGCCTGTCCGCTGATTTTACGCTTAAACTCGTCCCATGTGTGGGCGCTGGTGTTATATACATACGGGTTAGGGCAAATCTTGCCCGTTACGTCGTAATGTCTGATTACATGAGATGCAGGCACGCCGTATTTATTCATAAGGTAACGGGTAAGCTCTGCCGCTGCCTCTACTGTTGCGTCCTCAAAATACCAGTCTTTATCTGTTGCGCCCATGCTCTTTGTGTTTTTCTTCCTTACGCACATTTCAATACCGATACTATTAGCGTTTCGGCACTCTGCGTGCTTATAGCTCGACGCTCCGCAATGCCACGCTATATTAGCGTCCTCTACGCACTGCCATACCTCGCCGTTAAATCCTACAAAGTAATGCGCCGACGCATTTCTATTGCCGCCGCCATAATATCGGCAGTTGTCCTCTGCGCCGCCCAGTGCGCCTACATAATGGATAACAATATACTTAATTCTGGAAACGCTGCCCTTATTGAAATTGTACTTACTTATCTTTCTGTTAATGTTCATATTTCCTGCCTTTCCGCATACAAAATAAGCGCCTGCGGTGTCCCGCAAGCGCTCTTTGCTGCTATGTCCTTATTATTCTTATCTTTCCTGTGTCCTGTGTTCCTCTACGTTGCCTGTGGTGCTGTCCCCGTCCAGTTCGTCTGTGTCCGGCAGTTCGTCCGTATACTTCGCCAGAAACTCCCGCACCTTTTCCCATACCTTTTTTACGGGCAGCCCGCATAATGCCATATTCTTAAAAATGCTCACTACTTCATAGGCAATGTAGAGCAGTGCGAAAAATTCAGCCACGCCCACGGTATCAAGCCCTAAATATGTACGTACCTGCTCCGGTATAAATCCGATTAAGTTAATCTTAATCAGTACGTCGATTGCCAGCATGAATACCAGAGAAATAAGCATACCTACTTTTCTGATAGCCCCGTCAATGCCTGCGCAGCTGTTAAATTTCTTTTCTTTGATTGCACGCAGCACGCCAAAAACCGTGTCGCACACAATCGCCAATACTACCAGCTGGATAATTTTGTTATGTGCCGCCGCCTCAATAAATTCTGTAATAGTCATGTTCATAAATCCTGCCTTTCTCTTAATTGCAAATCTTTTGCCCGCTCTTTCAGCTCTGCGCCGTCGTAGCTCGCTGTCTGCTCCCAGCTTTCCAGAGTGGCTATTAAATCAGCAATAAGCCTACTTTGCTTTTCTATGGCAGCCTTTTCTATGGCTGCCTCTGCCAGCGTTTCTATTTTCTTTCGTAGGTTATAGCTGTCGGCGTGTCCTGCGTGTCCCGTCCAGCTCTGTATACTCTTTTGTAACTGCTCTTTTGTGATTTTCCCGCTCTCGCACTTCTTGATAGTACGCTTTATGCGCTTTATGCTGTCCTTTCGTACTTTCCTGTGCGTTGCCCTGTGTTTGTAGCCTACAAAGTCTATACCGTTCTTTGCTGCCAGTATGGTAGTTTTCGGGTTAAACTCTAACTTAAGCTCTTCCCGTAAGAATTGCTCTATCCGTGCAAGCCAGTTGCGCAGCTGTTCCTTGTCTGGGCTTAATATTACAAAGTCGTCCATATAGCGTATGTATGCCTCTACGCCCAGCTCATGCTTAATAAACTGGTCTAATGCGTCCAGATAGATATTTGCAAATAACTGACTGGTAAGGTTTCCTACTGGTATCCCTACGCCGTCCGGCATATTGCCGTTGTGGTCTATTATCCTGTCCAGCAATGCCAGTACCCCAGCGTCTTTTATAACCTTACGTATTTCAGTTTTTAATACCGCATGGTCTATGCTTTGGAAATAGTGGTGTATATCTGCCTTGATAGCATAAAGCGGCTGGTCTGGGTGGTATTTGTTCCACTCATACAGCCACTCTTTTAGCGTATCAGACGCAGCGTGCATACCTTTACCTTTCCGGCAGGCGTAAGACTGCGATATAAACCGCTTATCAAATATAGGCTCTAACACGTTGTTTATGGCGTGCTGTACCACCCTGTCATAGAACGGCAGCGCCATTATCTGCCGCTCTTTCGGTTCGTACACCTTAAAGTAATGGTATTTGCTTGGCTCATAGGCAAGGTTTATAATATCTTCCCGCACCTTGTCTAAGTTTTCCTCTTTGTCTTTCGTAAAAATCAGTACGTCTTTTCTGTGGCGTTTACACTTTCTGGCTTTGTTATAGGCTTTCTGTACGTTTCCATAGTCGCCCATAGCCTCTAAAAGCGTAATGCGCCGCCCGTCCTTATCGGTAATGTATCCTACTCTCTTCAAGTATTAAGCTCCTGCCTTTCGCCGTAGCTACTAACCAGCAGCCGTATTTTTTCTCTTTGCCTCACGGCGGGACAGCCACTCTGACTATAGGATATTAAACACTCGGTCTTATCCCTTTCTAAGTCCTTGCCAGTATTCCGTAGAACTCTGTGCCTGTAATGTTCTCACTAAGTCACACGCCCCACGAGCGCCAATGTTCGTATTGACATTCCACGGGTAATTGTTGCAATTCACGGCACGAGCGCCGCAATTCGCCCCATTGTTCCAGTTGCCGCCCGCTATCAACGCCGCCAGAGGCTGTAAGTAAGCAGCTGCCCCATATCCTGCTATTTTCTGGTCTTTACCTCTTCTATCAGTTCGCCCAGCATAACGCCTATTTCTTTCAGCTTGCGGCAGCTCTCGCCGTAGTGCCGTGCGTTCATAGCGCTATACTTCAAGTCATGCGCCAGCCGCAGCAATTCTTTACTTTCCTGCAATGCCGTATCTACCGTGTATAAGTGGCTTTTCGTTGCCGTCTTATCCCACTTTATAACCTCTTGCAGCATTTCAAGAATTGCGTTTCTTGTCGCCGTCTGTAAACTGAATTTCTCATACTTTGGGTACTTCGTAAGCAGAGGGTAAATATATAGCAGAAAATCGTATATTTTCTGGTGTATAATATCTGTTTTTGTCTGTATGTCCATGCCTTACCCCCGTTTATCCGGCTGGGCTTTCGCCCGCCGTCTACAGAGAGTCACACGCCCCACGAGCGCCAAAGCTCGCAGAGACAAGCCACGGGTAATTGCTGCAATCCACGGCACGAGCGCCGCAATAAGCCCCATTGTTCCAGTGGCCGCCCGCTATAAACGCCGCCAGAGAATATGCGTAATACTGGTAAATGTTACCAACGTCGTAAGACTTCTCGCCTGTGTTCAATGGGCTTTTCTTGTCCCAGCCCCACGCTACGCTTGCGTGGTAGTCTGCATTTGTGGCGTGTTCCGCTCTTGTAATAAGCTCGTCCAGCCACTCCCAGACACGCCCCACGGCATCTACAACGCCCACGGAAGAAACGGCATTTACCACACTGCCTGTTACGCCCCTACCTGTGTTGCTGGTGGCGCTCCATGCGTTTGTATTTGCGTTATCCAGTCCGGCAGGGCTGCCAAAAGCATAAGCGCAAAATTCTGCATAGTTCGGCAGACGCTTACCGCTCTTTGCCAGACGTTCTACAAAGTTGTACCAGTTCATGCTTTCTGTACCCGTCATAGGTGCGCAGCCATACTCTGATTTCAAGCCCTTTGCCCCGTCGTCAGAATTAAGGTAAATATCTACCCATGTGCCGCCGCCTAAATATACCATACCCTCTGGGCTGCATTTCGGGCGGTGTCCCAGTGTCCATACAGAACGTGGTACAATGCCGTTGCTTACTGCACTTTCCCAGCCTGTGCCAAAAATAACACTGCTGCCATTAAGCGGCTGTAAATTGCTGTCCACCTTGCGGCAGCGTCCATAATGAAAGCCGCCGATTTTACGGCTGTTTGTAGCGTTCCAGCCTGTCGGGTATGTAGAATTAAGGGAAATTACGTATTTCTCGTCTGCGCTGTCAATTCTGCTGTCGCAGATATATACGTAATAGTCCTTACCTACCGCAAAAGCGCTGCCTGCGTCCAGATTAGCAGCCGTAAGAATTGTATTTGCTGTCTTGAAAATTCCAGCGCCGCCCACGGCAATTACGCAACCCTCTACTACGGTCAGCTCATTTGCTCCGCTGGCGTAAATGTACTCATTGCTCGGTGCTACAATATCGCTGATTGTAGCCATTTTATTTACGTTCAAAAGCGCCCTTGCGTCGGTCTTTGTAACGTCGTCCACTAATAATCTACTCATACTGCTTTAATACTCCTTTCAGTGCTGCAATGTCGTCTGTTGTCATTCCTGCCACGGTGTCTGTGCGTTCCAGCGCAATTACCTTGCAGCCCGCTTTTACCGCTTTGGAAAGTGTAAGGGCTGTTCTGTCGTTTCCCGCCTCTCCTGCTGCCGCTGCCTCGTCGGTCTGGATATGTGTTACTCCCTGCACCGTGCCGGATACGTCGCCTGCTACAAATTTCATACCTACCGCTGCCTCGTCGCAGTAATATACCGTAACCGCCTTTTTCTCTTCCTCTACAGCTGCTACGCCGCACTCAATATAACGCTGGTTCTCTGCGCTCTCGATTTTCGCCAGCAAATCTGCTGCTGCCAGTTCTCCGCTTGCTACCATAGCAAGGCAGTTGTAATAATCCTCTTTTGTCTTTAATACTTTAGGAAATCCTTTCATGGTCTGCCGCCTTTCTAAAATGTATTTGCAAGATAGGAATTACCCACGTAGGTAGCCCCTAACACTGCCGTTTCTACTGTTCTTTCGTAATGCTGGCTCATGTATGCTGCGCCCATGTAACACAATCCCAGTACAGCATCATGCTTATAGTCAATGCCCCAGCCGCTTTCTACTCTCTTAAGTCGCTCGTCCAGCGCTGCTATTGCCTCTTTGGTTTCTTTCGTGCCTGCCTCTGCCTGCTTTTTCACTTCCTGCATGGCTGCTGCCAGCTCTTCAATTTGCAGTTGCAGGCTGCCTGCTATGTCCTCACCCAGCTTGTCCTTGATACTCTCAAACCATGTGTTAAATTCGTTTTCAGCGTCCGACTGGAATAGCTTAATTTTTGCCATAAATTCTGTATAGGCGCTTAAAAGTTCCTTGTCCCAGTTGTCAAGCGTGCTTTCAAAACTGCTGTATCTTTCGTTAAACTGGCTCTCATACTGCGCAAATAAGCCCTCTGTCTTGCTTACGTAGCTGTCATATACGCCCGCAATCTCTGTAAGGTACTTTTCCATACTCTGCTTATATGCGCTGAACTCGTCCAGCACGGCTGCGCTGTAGGTGTTGAAAAAGTCCGTAAACTGCTTTGTAAGCACGCTTGCGTCTATCTCTTCCACCGTTCCTGTTACAATGCCGCAGACTGCGCTATTAAACCGCTGGTCTGTGATGTTCTGCGTCTGTATCCTTGTTACGCCCTTGCCTACGTAAATATCTGCAAGCGCAAGCTCCCATATTTCCGTAGTGCGTGTTACTGCCGTTGCTGTCGGCTTTGCAGACGGTGTGCCTTTCAGCACCGCAATATACATATCTCTTTGCGGCAAATCCCAGCGAACTACTACCCTGTCCACCCTGTTAAGCGCTCCCTCTGCCGTATCCAGTGTTACGCTAAGCGTTGCAGGATTTCTAAAGGCGTAGCCGTTTATAAAGGCATAGCCTGCATTTACTCTTATTTCCATGCCGCTGTAAGCTACTACCTGTAGCCCGTCGCTCGGCTTTGGAAAAATGCCGTTTGCAATGAAAGTAGCAAAGTACCACGCCCAATCCTCGGCTTTATATACCCTGTCGTACTCTCCGTCTACTGCCACGGCATTAAACGGTAAGCTGTTTGCCATTTCTGCTACCTCACTTTCCTAATCTGGTCTACCAGCGTCGGCAGGCTGTCGCCAAAAGTCGCCTCTATGGTTTCCTCGCCTTTCTGGTATGTTTCTGTTACTTCTGTAATGCGTGCATCTATCTGTATGCCCCACTTAGTTTCTTTGCAAGTAATACGGTCGCCTAAATCAAAATCAGCCTTAAATTTTAAGTTTGAATTTGTATTTATGGTACTTACAAAATTTATGTTCTTGCCGTAGTTTTCCAACTCTGCGCCGCCTCTCGTTTTCAGCATTGCAATATAGGTATTCAGCGGTATTGTTACCTCTGTTTCCCCCTGCTGGTACTTTCTGGCAATGTCCGTAGCGTCGCAGAATACCTCTACTAAATCCAGCCCCGTTGCGCCCTCGCCGTCCACTGTGGTTACTGGCTGGCTGCCGTCGTCGTCAGCTGCTCCCTGCACATAAATAAAGTTGCCGCAGTTCTCTATACTGGCTGTGTATTCCTGCTCGTTGACATTATCAAAATCTCTTGAAAATATGCAGGGTGTGTTACCCTCGGTATTTGTGGCTGTAAGGTCATTGCCCTTATACAGATAAAAGCCAAACAGTCTCTCTCTTTCGTTAAGCAGAATGTCATAGCCCAGCTTTCCAGCCTGCGCCCTTGCCTTTACTTCCTGCCCCAGTTGTGCGTATACCTCGTTTGCATATTCAACCGCCACGCCGTCTATGGTTTCCTGCGCCAGAAATGTAAGCAATGGAAAACGCCGCTTTGTTCCTGCTGCGCTGCCGCAGTTGTTCTTTACCATAAGGTTTATAAGATACTGGTTTGTACCTGTCGCCACAATCTGCGGATAAATGCAGCGCTTATTAAGCCACCAGCTAAGCATATAGCCTTGTGCCTCTAACTGCTCTAAGCCGTTCTCGTCTTTGGTAATGTGTACGTAGGTTATCTGCGCTGCCCTGCGCCATACGCCGCCGTCGGCGGTCTTTACTTCCTTTTTTCCGTCGTGCTTGGTTATTAAGTTACCCTCTACCAGCAAACGGCTGTTATTGTCCGTAATCGGCGCAAGCAGGCTAAAAGTTCCTACGTCAAAATACTTTGTATGCCATAGCAGGCTTGCCAGCTCGTCTATAGCTCCCAGCGGCTGTACTGTCTTGTCGAATACTCTAAGCTCCATACCGTCACACTCCTAAAAATTCCTTGCTGTAGAATATGGATACTTCCAGAGAATTTACGCCGCTGGCTGCATCATATCTAAACATATTGTCGCCTATGGCAAGCTGCATAAATGTACTGTCTACATCAATGTATCGGAAATAGTCGGTTTCTACGCCGTCCCTTATCAGCTTAGCGCCCTTGCTGCCGTACTTCGTGTTAATCTCTATCACGTCGCCCGTTTTCATAGTGGCGTTAATCTGTATAAATTCCTCGGTATCCACATTAAGCAGTATCGGGTTTGAAACTGTCCCCAGTGCTGTAAACCTTATCCTCATTCCTGTTGATACGTCGCCCTCGTTGTAGCAGTCCACTATTACGCTTTCCGCTCGGTATCCGTATATCATGCTCTTTGTGCTGTCCTTTTCGATAACGCAAGGGAAATGCCACGCAGCCACCCAGCTTGCTATATCCTCTTTTGTTTCTTCCTCTTCCCGCCAGAACGGGTTAAGGCACTCTATTTGTAAATCAAACTCATAAAGTACCTCTTTCTTTAGTATCTTAGGCTCTCCATACGCCCTGCAATCAATCACACGCTTAAAGCCGCCGTACTCATACACCAGCGTAGCGCTAAGCTCTGGGTTAAATATCTTAAGCATACGGCGGCGCAGTTCCAATGCCTGCGCCTTGTCCCGTGTGTTGATATGTCCCACTACGTCTATGTCCCTCGCCTCGATACGCTGCCCTACGTAGGTGTCGCCGTGCTGTCCCATACTGTTTGTGCTGTAAATGACGCTCGTAACGCCGGAAATGCCCTCTACGTCTTTACTTATATTGCAATGGTATACGCTGTCTACTCCCAGCTCTAACCGCTCGCCCCTTGAATTTATGTAAGTCAGTTTTTCATTTTCCATGTGTTACACCGTCCTTGCTATCATTCTGAACTGTCGGGCTGCCTCTTTCTGCTGTTTTGCATAGTCCGTGGTATTCGCATAAATATACTGATTGACAACTACGCCGCCTGCTGCACTGCCGCCGCCTCTCGGCTTTGGCTTTTTGTCGTCGTTATCATACTTAAATTCATTGCCTACATTTACCTTTGCGTCTACGTCAAACTCCTGCGGTACGCTGTCCTCAATCATTTTCTTAACGCCGCCGATTTCATTAGAAAAGCCAACGCCGATACCCTGCGCCAGATATACGCCGATTTCGTCACGCATCAGCTTAGACGGGCTGGCAATTCCAAATAAATCCTTAAGGAAGTCGGTAACATTGCCTACCCAGCCGCTTATTTTGTCTTTTATCCACCTCGTAGCGCCGCTTATGCCGTTCCAGATGCCTTCTACCATGTTTTTACCGAACCCTGCAAACGTACTGCCAATATCCTTAAATACGTCTGCTATTCCAGTAATTACATTTCTCATGCCCTCTACGGCTTTGTTCTTTACTTCTGTACCCCATGTAGCCACTTTGGAAATTGCACCAGAAATGCTGTTATAAATCTTTTGCGGTATTTCCTTAACAATCGTAACAATGCCCGTTACCATGGCATTCATTACCTCTTTGGCTTTCGTAAGCATATTGTTGCCCCACGTAGCCACTTTGGTAACTGCCCCTACTATGCTGTTCCAGATTTTCTGCGGCAGTTCCTTAACAATCGTAATAACGCCCGTTACCATGGCATTCATTACCTCTTTGGCTTTCGTAAGCATATTGTTACCCCACGTAGCCACTCTGGTTACTGCGCTTACTATACTGTTCCAGATTTTAGCAGGCGTTTCTTTCACAATCGTTACAATGTTCGTAAGCATTGTGTTCATTACTTCTTTGGCTTTGGTCTGCATATTTGCGCCCCACGTAGCCACTCTGGTTACTGCGCTTACTATACTGTTCCAGATTTTCTGCGGCAGCTCCTTAACAATATCTATAACTTTCGTTACAAAACCTGTTATAACTGTGCCGCCTTTTTCCTGCATATTTGCGCCCCACTCTGCTATTTTCTCAACGCCCGCAGCGATTGCCTGCGGTATCAGAGTAGGTAGCTCTTTTATTTTATTTATGATTGTCATTACCAGCTTGCCTGCCGCCGTCAAAATCTTAGGCAGCCCCGTAATCAGTCCTGTTACAATGGCTGCTATAATCTGCGGTATGGCTGCGATTAAAAGCGGTATTGCATCTATGATGCCGTCAATCAATGCAACTATAATATCGCCCGCACTTTCGATAATAAGCGGTATGCCCTCAACCAGTGCATTTATGATAGCCGTTATGATTTCCGGCAGTGCCTCAATCAGTACAGGCAGCGCTGCTACCAGCCCCTGTGCCAGCCCCGTAAGCAGCTGTAATGCTGCTGTAATCAGCAACGGTATATTTTCTATCAGCATGGTTACAATGTTCGTAACCACCGTTACGATTGTTGGCAGCAATGTAGGTAACGCTTGTGCGATACCTTGCGCCAATTCCGTAATAATCTGTACGCCTGCCTCTAAAAGCTGCGGTAATATAGTAAGCAGCGTATCTATGATTGTCGGTATAATCTGCCCGATTATGCTTATCATTTCCGGCAGCATTCCAACCAGCGTATTAAGCAAGTCCTGTACGCCGCTCATTAAAGGCGGTAATAACTCCTGTATAACCTGTGGTATATACGTTGCAAGCTGCTCTACGATTTCTCCCAGTCCGCTTACCAGCCTCGGCACTGTTTCTATTACCCTCGGTGCTATATTCCCTACCACTGTTACAATACTGTCTACCAGATTGCTTGTAAGCTGTGAGAAATTCGCCTCGCTGTCTGCCATTCCAGCTACCCAGTTGTCCCACGCTGAACTCATAGAACTAACCGAACCCTCTATTGTTGTACTTGCCTCTTTTGCCGTTGTCCCTGTTATGCCCATTTCCGTCTGTACGACGTGAATAGCGTCTACAACGTCTGAATATGATGAAATATCATACTTAATGCCGGATAGCTTGCTTGCATCATCAAGCAGTCGCTGCATTTCCTCTTTTGTACCGCCATATCCCAGTTTTAAGTTATCCAGCATGGTATAATTCTGCTTTGCAAAACCGTTATAGGCGTTCTGTATAAGCGATATATCAGTACCCATTTTATTTGCATTGTCTGACATATCCGTAATTGCCACGTTTGCCTTTTCTGCTGCCGCTGCCGTGTCATTATTCATACTGGCAAGCAGCGACGCTGAAAAGCTGGTAACTGTTTCCATGTACTCATTTGCAGACATTCCAGCTGTTTTATATGCGTCGTTTGCATAACCAACAACCGTATCAGACGACGTTTTGAAAAGAGTTTCTACACCGCCTACAAGCTGTTCCTGTGCTGCGTATCCCTCTATCGCTTTTGTGGTAAGCGCTCCTATGGCTGTTGCCGCTCCCGCAACTGCTGCCGCCGTCGCCGCTGCTGCTGCTTTAAGCGCTGTACCCATTCCGCTTAGCACGCTTGTAAATCCAGAAAATTTTCCCTTTGCGTCGTCTGCCTGTTCCCCGCTGTCTTTTATTTCCTTTCCCATTTCGTCAGCGGCTTTTTCTGCTTTTTCCATTTCGTCAGTCGTTTTGCCTAATTCCTGCTCTGTCTTTACAAGCGCTGCTTTCTGGTAATTTAACTGGGTTTCAAGTTTTTTACTTTCTTCGCTATTGTCTCCTGTTGCCTTGCGGCATTTTTCTAAAGCCGCCTCGGTTTCTTTTACCTTTTTTGCCTGCTCGTCGTATGTTTTCTGTAGTACCGCCTGCTTTGCTTTCAGCGCATCTACGCTGCTTGCATTGTCCTTATATTCAGCCGTTACAAGTTTCATTTCAGAATTAAGCACTTTAAGGGTGCTGTTAATTTCCTTGCAGGCTGCTTTATACTCTGCCTCTCCGTCAAAACTTAACCTTGTTTTGACGTTCTGCGTCTTATCTGCCATAATTAAAAGCCCCCTAACGCTATGTCTATATCGTCCATGTTTTCTGTAGCTGCTGGTGTTCCCGCCTGTTCCTGTCGGAAAATGTGCGGGTTATATTCCTTGTGATATTTAAACAGTGTCGTTATCTGGTATGGTGTTTTTCTCCATGCCTCACGTTCCCTGTATCTCAAAAGCACTACTGCAATATACAAAAGCCGTGCAGTATCTAATTTTCCTGCACGGCTGCCCTGTTTCCCTCTTCTGTTGTTTCTTCTCCGTCGTTTTCGTTCTCTGTGTCGCTGTTGTCTCCCGCAGTTCCTCTGTAGAACGATTTAAAAATAGCGCTCTGTACTTCCTGCAAATTTCCTGCGTGTATCAGTCTGCCTACCCTCTTCTCTTCAAGCAGCTGGGCGTTTTCGTCCTCTGCTAAAAGTGCCTCGTTAATAAGCAGCGTAAGTAACCACCTTGTATCTTTAAAAAGGTTTGGGTTATCTTTATTGAATACCTCACTTAATTTGTCGTAGCCCCCAAACTTTTCCTGTACTTCGTCTAATGCGTTCAGCGAAAAAAGTAAACCATATTCTTTGCCGTTCAGCTCTACGGGAAAAGCCCCGCTCTTTAATGCTCCCATGATATAAAATTAAGGCGCAGCCCATGCTACGCCTCTCTCCTTTCCTGTTTTATACACTTTCCATTGCTGCTGCCTTTTCCGGCACTGCTGTAAACCACGTTTTAGCCGCTGCGCTTTCCTCTGTTCCCACAAAGTCTGCTTTCCACAAGTTATCTTTCTTTCTTGTTGTAAAAGATGCCTCAATGTCCGGCGTGTTAAACTTGATACTCTCGCCCTTTGTTTCGTACTTTTCAGACGGTACTTTAAATTTTGCTTTAAGCAGCCATACGTAACGGTATTTACCACCCGTTTTCTTAGCTCTGAACCCTACAGCAACATACGGCGGCTCGTCCTCTTTTCCCGCCCATACTACGCTGTTCTTATCTACTGCCTGTCCCAGCAGCTCTGCCAGCACTTCCGGCGTAAGGTCTTTAATTCCCAGCTTAAGCGTTCCGCTTGCAAACTCCGTGACGCTCTCGCTTAATGTGTCGTCTGCATACAAGCTGCCGTCTGCTGTCTTTACGGATAAATCGGCGCTCATTGCCTCTGCCATTTTCTTAGGTGTCCCGTAGCTCTCTGCTCCGTCTGCCTCTGTGCATACGGCGTAATATAAATCTTTCAGTCCCAGTGTCATTGTTTAATCACTCCTCTTTCAAAATCTCGACTGTGATAGGCACTAACCAGTACCCCGTTTCTGTTTCGTAGCTTTCTGCGTCTATGCTGTTGATATAAACGCCTGCTGCTTTCAATACCTCTTTTGTCTTATCAAGCTGCGCCTCAAAATCGCCCTTATGGAAAAGCGTAACTCTATACATTTCCCTGCGCTCTTTCTCTTCGTCGTCTGCATTTACCGCAGGCGTACCCAGCAGCCGCAGAAACGTATAATATGCGTCTGGCTTATCCCGTCCAGTGTAAACGCCTCTCTGGGCTGGCAACCCTGCGCTTTCTAAAATCTCCTGTATACTCATTCGCCTGTTTCACTCTCCCATATACTGCGCTGTGCCTCTACTACCTTTTCGTGCGCCTTTTCGTTTGCCACTGTCATATAAGGGCGTGCAGCGTGGCTACTTGTGCCGTACTCTGCCACAAAGCCGATTGTTGCATAGCGCACCTTGCTTTTATCTCCTTTTCTGTCGTTTCCATGCTTTGCCCGTCCCTGTGGGTATATCTCTACGTATTTCTCCGTATCGTCGCCCTTTACGTCCGTAGCTTTTATGGAATTGATAAAACCGCCCGTTTCATTCAGTCCCATTGCCTGTGCCTCTGCTCTCTGTGCCTCTATCAGCACATCAGCACCAGCTTTAAGCATTTTGGGGACTGCCTCAACTGTAGCCGCCTCTCTCCGGCTGAAAGCGTCTATAATATCTTCCAGCCCGACTGTGTTAAACTCTCCCATGCTTACACCTCGTTTCTGTGGCGTAAATCTGTAAGCGTAAGCTCTATGGTGTCTGTTCCTGTATCGTAGGTCTTAAGTACAAAATAGCGCCGCCCGTTTACTTCTACTACGTCCTCGCCGCCATAATCTGCCTTGTGTACCTCGTACTTTGCCTCTACCAGTTTTCCTGTCTGCTTGCTCTTAAAATATTCACTGTATCCTACTGTTTTTTTGTTACAGAATACAGTGCAGGCGCTTTCTTCCGGCTTTACTGCAAAGCCGTTTTTATTTACCCTGTTTTCTGCTGCTGTTTCTGCAATAAGCGTTAATTCGTCCTGCCACTCCACCGCTTATACCTCGCTTTCTGCGCCGTCGGTGTCCGTTTCGGACACTTCCGGCGCTGTGTTGTATTCCACTGATAAAGCTAAGCGCATTTTAAGTGCGTCGTATGACTTTCTGAATTGTTCCGCATTGTTGTTAAAGCCAAATTCTGCCTTACAGTACAGCGTAATTGCTCTTATAATCAGCTCGTCTGTCTCTTTTATTACTTTTACGCCGTCGTTTTTCAAATCAGCTTTGCAGGCGGCTATACAGTCGTTTATTTCCTCTGTGATTTTCTCACTGGTGCTACTGATACGCAGCGCCGCCCGCATCTTCTCGGTTAATGTAGTGGTATATGCTGCCATAGCCCGCACCCTCTTTCTTACTCTGCTACTTCTACTACGCCTGCCTCTTTCAGAACTGTTGCACGTTCTCTGCTTACGGTGTAAACGTCCCCAGTATCCTTAATCTGGTTTAATTCCTTGTCAAGGAAACGACGCTGTGCTTTTACTTTTACCAGCCCTACTGCTTTCTTTTCCTCTTCGGCTTTAGCTGCTGCCTCTGCCGCTGCCTCGGCTGCTACTTTTTTGTCCTCTTCCGTAAGCTCGCTGTTGTCTGGTATATCTACCTCGACGGCTGCGCAGCGTGCAGCAATTTCTTTCTTTGTTCCCTCTGCATCTACGCCCAGCTGCTTTGCCAGTTCCTGCAAATCCTCTTTCTTATAGCTTTCCAGCTCTTTTGCGTCTAAGTATCCTTTCATGCTCTACCTCGCTTTCTTACACTTCTGTTATGCCCTTTTTAACTAAGATAATGCCCGCAGCGTCAGCTACTTTGCCGTCCACTACCATTAAGCACTTATTCTTAATCTTGTTGTTGTCGTGGTCTGTCCACTTCACTACCTGCATTTCCATGTTGGTATTGATAACGTAATCAGAGAAATTCATAAACACTGCGATTACGTCGCCCTCGTTTGCGTCGTCCCAGCTCGGTAAAACGTCGTCCTCTACAGTTTCCACATTCTTACCCATGAAACGGTATGTTTCCTCTCCGTTTACGCCGTAGTTTGTGCGTCCAATAGGCTGCCCGTTCTTATCTTCCATACCGTCAATGCCAGTATCAAAAGTGGACTGGTTCATAACAAAGCTGCCGTTTCTGTACGCCTTTTTCATTTTGCCTTTTACCTTATGCCAGCCGTTCCAGCTTGCGTACTCTTCCGGTGTCAGAGTAATTACAGCTGTTACCCTGCTGTCTTTCAGAACGCCCAGCGGCTGCCCCTCGCCTGTACCGTTGAAAATGGCAATTTCAATAGCCTTTACCATTGCCTCTGTTGCCATAGGTACAAACAAATCAGTAAACATTTTCAGCGTTACTACATTCGCTAAAATGCTCTGGGAAATTTTGCACTCCAAACCGTAATAATTGAAAGTTACGGAATTTTTAGCAGATGCTTTCTGGTCGTCGCTGCTCTTTGCCTCTGTAATCCAGTGTGCAGTAGGCTTTAAGTCTGCAATCGGAATGGAAACGCCGCCCTGTACGTTAATCTTACGCACCTTTGCATAAATGCTGCCGTAGCTTTCCAGTTTCTGGATAATTTCATTCATAATAGTTGTCGGAATTACAGCGCCGCTGTCTGCTGTGGTGGTGGTTTCAGCTGCTCTGTACTCTGCCGGAATAGCAACACCTCTGCATACATAATTCATAAACGCTTTTCTGTATGCCGTAGTGTCGTATTTGTCCTCTGGTTCTCCTGCTCCTGCGCCGCCTGCTCCCTTGAAATTTCTAAGCAGCGTGGTATCTGCTCCCGCTCCACCTGTCGGCTCTCCTGCTGCAATTCTTTCAAGCAGCTTTTTACGTTTCTCTGCCGCTGCCAGTAAAGCGGTACGCTCTTCCTGTAAGTCTGTTACCTCTGTTTCCAGTTTTGTAATTTCCTCGTCCGTAAGCTCTGCCGCTCTGGTGTTAAGCTCTTCTTTGATTTCGGCTAATCTTGCCTCAATTTCCTTTAATCTCATAGTCTGTGTTCTCCTTTTTTGTTTTGATTTTTATAAGCTCGCCTTAATCTTTAGTATTGCTGCCCGCCTCTTAAGCAACTCCTGCCGCTCCCGCTCATAACTCCTACTCGCAAAAGCACGGGCGCTTATTTCAGTATCGTTATTTGCCGGAATACTCACGGCTGATACGTCATAAACCTTTTTGATTTTCAAAATTGTTCTTGTATGTGTTTCTCTGTCGTAGCTTTCCTCTGCCACTGTAAACGCCCATGACATTTTAGTAATCATTCCTGCGCTTATGTCTTGATACAGCCCACGGGCTAAGTCTGTCCGGCTTAAGTCTGCTGCCACGAAAAGCCCCTTTACGTCCGGCTCTAAAATCAGCGTATTATTTGACTGTCTGGCAAATACTCTGCCCTCATGGTCGTACTGCATGATAACGTCACTCATGTCTGCGCTGTCTAATGCGTGTGCGTCTATTCTTTCGTAAATCTTTGTGCCGTCCTCAAACTCATATAAAAGGTATGGCGCATTAAATGTAGTAGCGTAGCCCTCTACGTAGCACTCCGACTGTAAGCGCTTTTCGCCGGAACTCTGCGCAGCCAGAGGCGCTACCAGCGTTCTATATTCCCGCTCTTTCTTAACTGGCATTATTTACACCCTCTTTCTCTTCCTGTCCGTTCTGCGGCTCTTCTCCCGCTGCTGGTTCTGTCTGCTGCGGTACTTGCTGTATGATAACTGGCTGCTCACTTCCTTTGTGCAGTTCGCTTACCTCTGTATATTCCTTTCGGATATAATACTTTTCCCCGTCCTCAACGTGTGCCATGTTCCATATATCCATTACGCCGTTTCTGTTTAGTAGCGCACGGTCAAAAAGCTGTGTGCTTACGCTTAACTTTGTGGCGTTGCTGGCGTATTGCAGGCGGTTTGCAGAAAAGAAAATAGCATTGCCGCAGGCTCTTTCTCTCTCTGTAAAGCTCATATTTGTCATAACAAGCGATAGCTGTATTGCAAACGGCTCTATTTTCCCCTCGTAGTAAGCATTCCACGTATTTTCATCAAATTTATTTTGCAGAATATCCATATTTGTGCCAAAATGCGTGCATACATTTTCCTGTATGTGCTGCATCTGCAATGCGTTTGGCGTATACGGTTTGCTTTCTACCTGTTTCAGCTCACTAAACTTGTTATCATAAATAATCATGCCGCTATCGTTGTCGGCGCTTAAGTTATCCTCTGTAAAGCGTTTCCGCTCTTTCTTTATATCCTCTGGTTTCAGTATATTTGCCACCTTTGCCAGAAAGCGGATATTTGCCGAATTTTTTACAGCGTTTATAATTCCCTCATTCTGCGTATGTATCAACTGCATAGTTGGTGCAAGCGTGCTGTTGTCCTCTCCGAAAAGGTCGTCTTTATATTCAAAGTCTGTCATAATGCCTACACGTTCAAACTCAATAGCTCCATAGCTGCCATTTGCAAACAGATACCGTAAATATAATTGTCTCTCGCTCTCTACCACCTCGCAGCGTTCAGCCCGCAGCGGATACCAGCCACATAAGCGCCCGTATTCGTCCTCGATAGGTATAATAAAAGCGGTGTGTTCCACCGCTACATACGTTGCCAGACGCTTTATAAATTTTGTTGTATCCATAAAGTAGTTGGGTTTATGCTGCAATGTCTTTTCCAGCGACTTAAGGGCGCTGCCCTCTATCTCCGGCTTTAGCTTGCTGCAATGTGTGGCAAAATTATTTATAGCCGTTCTGGTCAAATCCATTTCATACACGCCGCCGCTAAAGCTGGTAAACGTCGGGCTGTATCCGTTCAGCATTTTGAAATAATTACCTATGGCTTTTAATTCTTTGCCATGAAAAAGATAGTCTAAAAATTTCATGCCGTTTACACTCCTTTCTATGCGGCATTTTTAAGCAGCTCGCCGCACTCTTCCCAGTATTTCTGCCGCACGGTCATTGCATCTATGACAGATACAAAGCCGTCGATATGCGCCCGCTGCTCGATTTTTATAGGTCTGAATTTTCTTGTTTCCATGTTGTGCTTAAGCGCAACATTTAAGAAATGCGTCTTTAGTAAATTGTTGTCGGCAATCTTAAAATCGCCGTCTTTTATGATGCCCTCAAACTCCCGTATAACTGGTGTAAGGTTTTCGCCTTGGTAAACGTCGTCCATGTGAAAACCATAATTTGCCATATCGGTAATAAGGTACTGGGCGCTGTATCTGTCGTAGCCGATTTTTAACGGTCGTATGCCGTAATCTTCCAGCAGCATAGTAAACCAGCCGTAAACGTCGTGGTAATCTACGTAATTCTCGCCGCTTAAGGTTATCAGCCCCTTTTTAACGAATATGTCATACGGCACGCCGTCCGTAGCCTGTAAGTATTCCAGCCTGCCCCGTGGCATAAAGAACTGTGTAAACGCATACAGTGTACCGTCTTTCTGAATAACCACACTGGCTGCCGTTAAGTCCGTTGTCTGGCTTAAGTCGATACCGCCCACTGCGTAGCAGTCCCTAAAGTCCTCTAAGGTCTTTTCTACTCCGGCGTTCTCTACCGTCTGATATTCCAGCCATGCAATAGAGCTGTTCTGCTTGATATTGCAATACTTTGTAAGGAACTCTGCTTTTTTACTTAAGCTGCCCTCTGCTACTGCTATCTCGTCCATAAAGAAACTTTCTTTTACGGATACGCCCATGTTAGGGTTAGCCTTTTTCAGTTCGTCTATGTCGTTCCACTTCTCCACATCATCAATCATGTAAAGGAATGGTAATAGCCTGCGCTCTTTGCTGTTTCCTTTCAAGAAACTTGTGCTACGTTTCATTAGTTCATCATAAATACTGTCGTTGATATATCCGGCAGTGCTTATGCTCAATATCATAGGTTGAGTACGTGCGCCTAAAGCGGATTTCATAACCTCATACTGCTTTAGTCCAGCGTCCCCGCTCCATGCTGCCATTTCATCACATACCACAAGCTGCGGGTTAAATCCGTCTGACTTCTTGGCATTAAAAGCAATCGGTTTTATTACCGTGTTGCTCTCCGCAATATAAATATCGCTGCGCCGTTTCTTTGCCAGTTCCGCTAACTCGTCCTCTGCCTGTACCATTTGATAAAATCCGTCATACACCAGCGCCGCTTGGTCTAATTTCGGCGCTAAGCAGTATATTTCTTGTCCATACTCTGGCTCTAAGTACGCCATATATGCAATAATCGCAGATGCAAATAAACTTTTTCCGTTTTTTCTGCCAATTACAATAAAAATTTCACGGAAAATACGTATTTTTTCTGCGTCCTGTATGCCAAAAATAACAGAAACTATGGCTTTCTGCCATAGCTCCAACTTGATTAAATCATTACGTCCCTTGCTGTGGTGGCAAAAGTTCTCTATGAACCGTATAGCCTTATTCGCAGCCTTTGCATTAAAAAAATACTCCTGCTTTTGCAGCCCGTTTATAATGATTTCGTATATTTTCTTTATCCATTTTCCCGCTATGATTTCGCCGCTTGTAATCTTTGCGTGGTACTCATAGATATAATTTCGATAAGGCGGCAATATTGCTTACTCTTCCCGCAAAGCCGCCAGCCTGCTTGTCTTTCGTTTCGCAGCTGGTACTAATTCCGTAAGCTGCTTAATCACTGCTGCATAGTTCTTACTAAGCGCTATGTAGGTTTCTGCCTCTGGGCTTTTCTTTGTTCCCCACTGGTTCTGCCCGTTCTGGTACTCACTCGTCCAGCCGTCTTTTTCAAGTTTCGCCTGCAAGTCGTCCAGCTCAATGCTCATAAATGCAGCCTTTTCTATCAGCGGCGTTACTAATTTTCTTTTGTTTTCGTCTAAGTCCTTAAAAATTCCCTTAAGTCTGGTCTTTTCGGTCTTTATCCTCTGTTCTTTGGTTTTCTCTTTCTTTGTTGCCATTCCTTTACCCCGCTTTCCATTCCTGCGCCGCACCACACCCCCCTACACCACCCGTGCGCACGCCCGTAGGGTAATTTTAGGGTATCCCCCTCGGTATTCGCCCCCTTTAATTATTTTTCTGATATGGGGGGAGTATGCCGCCGTTCTCGTCGAACCGATACCGCTTATGCCTCTCCTGTTTGTGGTGTTCCTTGTTGTGGCAGTCTTGGCACAACGCCTCTAAGTTATCCCAGCACAACGTAACGCTTATGTCGTTTATGTTCTCTCTATTAAGCCAGCGCTTATGATGCACTATCTTTGCGGGCTGCCCGCAGCGTTCACAAATATAATCTTGTGACATTAAATAAGCGGCTCTGGTTTTTTCCCATGCCGCTGATAAATAAAAGCTCTTAGCCCATGCTTTCATACTGTCCCCTCTCTTTCTTCATTCCCCAGCGCCCTAAGTTTCATGCGCTGGGTGGAGGCTAAAGAATGAATAGAAAAAGAGTAGGCAACTGCTGCCGCACATGGCTTAAGCTATCGCCTACTCATTTCATGCTACCATTGTATCTCTTTTGTTTTCCCATGTAAACACCACGTTTTTACCATTACTTTACCACGCCAGCTGTGCGCTCTTCATTAATCCCCCACAATAATACTGACAGCTCATTTATGATACCTGTTACCCAGCGCCTCGGTGTATTCTTTCCTGTGTCCAGCTGCTCTGCAATTTCCGCATAGTCCATGCCCTGCATGAAATACATTTCAAAAGCCTTGTACTCTACGCCTCTGCCTGCTGCCTCTCTACGGCGCTCTATCTCTTCTACCGCCTTGTCTATATGCGCTGTCATTATCAATGTCTTAAAACGTGTTCGTCTGATGCTCTCTAAGTATGTACGCTGCTGCTCGTCCGTCATGCCTTTAAGTTCTAACTGCTGCCCGTCGCTTATTGCGTTCTCGATATGAAAAGCCATATCACGGTAACATTTCATAAGCGTAAAAGTGTTGTGGTATTTCTCTTTCTTCCGCTCCTGCTTTTCCTGTCGTTTCAGTTCCGTTATTGCAGCCTTTGCCTGTTTCTGCATCAGCTCTGTTAATTCGCTTTCATGCAGTTGTACCCAGCTTTCAGCCTCTGGCGGCATTTCTACCCCTGCCGCCGCTGTTGTCTTTGTTTCTTCCTGCTCCATGTTCTGTACCTCGCTTTCTGTTAATTAAACGGTAGCTCTTCGTCTGCTCCCTCTAGGATATTCATAAACCCGTCACTCTCCGGCAGCTGCTGCCCTCTCGCCTCTGCCTCTGCTTTGCTCTCTCCAAATCCTACGCTATTTGCCACAACCTCTGTGTAATATACCTTACTGCCCGTGCGCTGGCTCTCGTAGCTGCCTGTTTTAATCTTACCAGTAACCTCTGCCCTGCTGCCTTTGCTTAACCATTTCTGCGCCCATTCCGCAGTACGTCCGAAACACTTAATATTTATAAAATCTGTATCTTTCCCGTCGTCTACCGCAAGCGTAAAGCGGGTAATAGCTGTGCTATTGTCCTGCCCGCCATATCTAAGCTCTGGCTCTCTTGTAAGCCGCCCTGTAAGTGATACGTTATTCATTCTCTCTGCCCCTCTCTTCCAGTTTGTCCAGCTTTGAAAATATAGCCAGCAATTCCAGTGCTATAATTCCCAGTAAAATATTAGTCATTTTCTACCGCCTCGCTTTCTTCTCTCAATCCTGCTGCCATATTGCTAAACGCCGCTGCTACGTTCTCGCATAATGTCGCCAGTGCTGGCTTTATACTCTGCGCCCAGCGGTTAATAGCTGCCGTCAATGTTTCTGCTGCTGTTGGCAAGGTTTTATTTATCTGTCTTGCCATTTTTCTTGCAAGCCTGCGCTGTTTTCGCTTGTCCAGCTCTAACGGCGGGTTTACTCCATGCTTTTTCTTATAGTTCTTTTTCCACTGTCTGTATTTCACTGCTTACGCCCCTTTCTCCATATCGTATACGGCAGCACCCATACTGGCGCTGTTATTATCAACGCCAGTTTAGCTACGCATATCAGGCAATATACCACCCCGTCTACTACTACCTTTCCCGTTTCTTCCAGCGCATCTACTACGCCGTCCATAAACTCAAACATTTACCGCCCCGCTTTCTGTGTCCGTTTCGGACACCTTACCCGTATAGTCTGTTACTCTGATACCCAGAATACAGTATCCCTCTGTAAGCCCTGTATAATCTTCCAGCATATAAATAATATCTGCGTCAATCGTGCGCCCTGTATGCTTACCGTCCTTAAATTCCAGCATTTTAAGGCTGTCGCCCTGTTTATAGCCTCTGTCATTCTTCCGCAGCTCAAAGCTCTTTTTCCCGCTTACTACGTCCTCGTAATAAGATGCCACTATTTTTATCTCATGCTGCTTATGCTCTGTGTCTCCCTCGCTTGGCAGATGCTCCATTTTTTCTGCGTCTGCCCGCTCCTGCAATTTCTTCTTTGTCTGGCGGTCTATAGCGTCCTGCTCTTCGCTGTACCGCTGTTCGTCCGTCTTTTCAGCCTCTGCCTTGTTTATGTACTGGTCGCATTTCTGGCACGTTCCCGTTTTTACGTTGCAGTCCTTGTATTTCTGGCAGGAATAGCACAAAGACGTTATGCTTTCTGGGTGCGGTGTTTCGTAATCGTCCCCTACCTTTTTCTCTGCTACCTTTTCCGCTATTTCCTTTGCCCTCACATTTTCGCCCGCTGCTGCTTTTTCCGCTATTTCTTTCTGCTCGTCCTCGTCCAGCTTTGCTGCCTCGTATGCAGCAGTGATACCTAAATTGCCCTCTTTCAGCTGCTCTTTAATCTCCGGCGTTGCGTTGTTGTTGATTGCGTCCATTCTGGCTACATTTGTGCTGCTTTCGTTTATCATAGCCGCCACTAAATCACGCATTTTGCCTTGTATCTCTAAGCCGTCCTCTTCCTTGGCTCTGATAAGTGCAGCTTTGGTGCGCTCTACTAATCTGGTTTTTTCATAGGCTGTAAGTTCCTGCGTATATCCGTTGCCAGCCAATAAGCGCAGCTCATACATTGCCTCGCTCATATCCATAAAGCGGTAAAGCACTTTCTCATACTCCTTATGCCCCCGCTCTAAGTTCAAAATATTTGCCGCATTACGTCTGTGTCCGTCGATTATACGGTATTCCCCGTTTACTCTCGCCAATACTGTAGGCTGTTCCTGTCCTACGTGTAAAAAGCTGTCTGCCAGCTCTTCTATGTTCTCTAATTTCTGGTGTGTATTCTCCTGCGCTGCCTTTACCTCATAAGGGCTTAAATAAATCTCTTTGTATCCGTCCGTCTGTGCCTGCTGCCCTGCTGCTTTCGTCTTTGCGTTCAGAATGTCGTTAATACCAAACTTTGCCATATTCTCTACCTCGCTTTCTCAATCCTTTGTTTTTTCTTACACTGTCCCATTACTCCGTTACACATTTCGCACGTTCTCCAATGCTCGCAAACGTCGCTTTGCGGGCATTTCTGCCCTGCAAATTTGCCGCCCCAGTTCCAGCACTCCGTACCGCCAGTCCTGCGGCAATGCCAGTAAACGCATAATCTCTCTTTATGTGCCACGCTTGCTACCTCGCTTTCCCTGTATACGCTGTTACAAATTTCTTGTACCCCTGCGCCGCTCCGCAGCATGGGCTATACTCATAAATCGGCTTACGCATGAAAGTATTTTCTGCTACTTTCTTGGAATACCGAATAATACCCAGAATATTAAAATCTGTCTTTTGTTCCAGCCACTCTACGCCTGCTGCCTCGCCGTCTGTGTTCTGGTATGACGTAATCAATACGCCTGCCAGCTTTAATGCTGGGTTAAATGCTTTTGCGTCCTCTATCTGCTCTGTCACAATATCCAGCCCCTCTAAAGCGTCCTCGTCCACCTTTACGGGTACTATTACCTCGTCCGTGATTGCCAGCGCATTTACAACATTAAGCCCAATATCCGGCGGGTTATCAATGATGCAGTAATCATACGCCCGCTCTGTTTCTATGTAGTCAAATTTTGCATACCCGAACCCCAGCACTTTCGCTGTTACCAGCGCTTTGTATCTCTCTATCTGGTTTTCGCTGTCCTCTTTGGTTAAATTCCATGTAGCCCCAAATAGTGACATATTCGCCGTTACAATGTCGATACCCTCATACTCTGTATGCTGTATCAGCTCGTCTGCGCTTTCCCAGTCCCCAGCCAGCAGCCTTGTAACTGGTGCTACGTTCTCTGCATCATATCTGCTGTACGCCTTGCTTAAATTTCCCTGCTTATCGTTGTCAATCAGCAGCACCTTATAACCTCGCCTGTAAAGCTCATACGCCATGTTTGCCGCTGTAAAGGTCTTGGCTACGCCGCCCTTTAAGTTCAAAATGCTTATTGTTTTCATTCTTTGCCTCTCTTTCCTGCGTCGCCTCTAACGCATGGTTACTGTTTCCTGCTCTTTTGTAAGCTCGTCTGAATGTAATAAATACTGCTCTATCAACTGCGCTGCTGGCTGCCAGCCGTAGCAGACGGCGGTATAATATCCCTGCTGTCGCAGATACTCTAACCACTCTTTCTGTTTCTTGGTCGTCGTGTTCTCGCCTGCCTTAAGCTCTATGTAAAGCCCATGATACCCAGCCCTTGCAGCTGGTAGCATAATATCCGGCACGCCAGCCTTTACGCCCTGCCTCTTAAGCACCGCTGCTGTTGCTTTATCACGTTTGCCACCGTTTGGCACATGATACATATATTGCAGTTCCGGCATAAGCCCTGTTCTGTATGCAGCCCAGCTAAATAATGCCTCTTGATGCCCGCTTTCGTCGTCCAGTCTAAAGTTTCTCATTTTCTCGCCTCGCTCTCTGCTTAAATTCTACATACTGGCAAATTCTGAAAAACAGCCCGTCCTTATGCGGCTTGCTGTTCTCTATCGCCAAAAGCGTTATTGTTTCCTCGCTTTGTAGTCCCGCATTTCCCAGTACGTCCCAGCGGCATATATCGTAGTATCTGCACCGCAGGCAGCAGCACTTACAGTCCTTGCCTTTCTGGAATAACCAGTATTTAATTTTTTCTATCATGTTTTCTGCCCTTTCTGCTGCCGTTGTCTTTCCAGCTCTCCTGCTGTTCAAAAATAGCCGCCGCAATTCTAAGCGCCAGATACGCTGCCACAATCAGCGCCAGCAGTCCGGCTATTATCAACACTGCTGCAATGGCAATGCCCTTGATTATCTGCATTTCAGCCCCCCCTATCCGTTATTTTTACTAAGGTGTATCTTAAATACCCATAGCCGTAATACTCTGGACTATGTACGCCCATGCTCACGCTGTTCTTATCCACGTAATAGCCCTTTATTGCCTTTGGCTCTTTCTTGAAATACTCACGGTCTGAAATTATGTGATACTCTGGCTCTGGTCTTACTAAATTCTTGCTGCAATTCCAGCGCTTGCCCTGTAATGCTCCGTCAGTACCCTTTTTGTGCGTTCCTGTGTACTTGATTAAATAACTTGCCAGCTCTGCATAGTTGCCGCTATCGTCCAGTGGGAATACCTTAACCCTGTTATGCCCCTCGTATGCCTTATACCAGCAGCGCTGTAAAATCTCTGTGTCAATTTTATTTACTACAAGGTGGTGATGCCTCGCACCTTTCTTGCCTATCTCCATAACGTGTATGTATTTGAACTCTAACCCTGCTTTTCTGTACTCCTTTCTGCACTCCCTCAAAAATACGTCTATGTCCTGCCGCATCTGCTCCGGCGTTCTGTCCGGCTCTCCTTTCCTGCTGATATAGTCAAGCACTAAATGGTAGTCCCCATAGCCATAGTTTGCATTTATGAGTATCCTTAACTTTCTCTCTGCCTGTCTGGTGTTTACTTTCTCCTGCTCTTCTTTTGTTGGCTTTACTTTATCCCCTCTGCTGATACCTTTCTTTTTGTACCTGCTGGTAAAGTACCTCTCTATCTCTATCGTATTTCCCGCTTTTGTTACCCTCTCTACGTATGGCATATATCTACCTCTCTGTCGGTTCGTTAATACTTTTATCAAGTGTTAAAACGGGCTGCCTGCCCGTTAAATTTCTTGACTTTGCGCCATACATAGCTTATAATTTTTATAGTATTTCAAAGCTGTATAGCTTAGCGCCTATGGTGTTTCCCCACCGTAGGCGCTTTTATTTTTTCATGTTTCCTGCCGCTCTCTTATGCGGCTTAAGGCATACTCATAAGCCCGTCTGTACGGCTCTCTGCAATCGTAGCCCGTGCAGCTGTATAATTTGCTGCCCTTGCAAAATTCGCAGCTATGCAGCTTTGCGTAATCGCTCGCCGCCCTCTCCTGTCGCTTTTCCTCATATTCCAGATGCCGTTTAATCTGGTTTGCATCTATAACCGCAATTCCCAGCATATTTGCTGTATGTATTTCTCTGTCCATTCCCTCTGTTATGCCGTATTTCACACCAGCAATAACAAACTCGCAGCCTTTCAGCAGCGCAAGCCCCGCAGCCATGCCCCTTGCCCGCTCTTCCGGCTTTTTATCGTCCATGCACTGCGTCATATATAAATGCGGCGTAATGGGTGCTAAGCCTGCCTCTAATGCCTGCCGTGTCAGCTGCTGCGCATAATCTATGTTTCTGTCCAGCTCTGCGCCGTCTTTCGCCCTGTATGGGCTGCATATATAAACCTTTCTCATGCCTTTTTACCCGCTTTCTGTTGTGCCTCTGCCCGTGCCTGTTCATTTCCTGCCAGATATGCTGCTAAGCACATCAGCTCGTCTGCTCCCTTTTGGTCTATAAAATTACAATCAACGCAACATTTACAATACCCCGTAATCTGTAAATATCTGTCGTATACTTCCTGCGGTGTCTGGCACTGCTTTAAGCTGTCCACCATGCCTGCAAGCTGCTGTATTGCCTTTATGCCTGCCTCGCCGCCCTTTCCGTGTATCCCTACTGTAATCTGTCGCATTTTTGTTGCGCCGTCTGCTCCTAAAATTGTTTTACTCTTCATTCTGTACCTCGCTTTCTTCCTTAAACCCAGCTAAAAGCATAGTCATTGCATCTATCGCTGTATCAAAATGTTTTCCCAGCTCTGCTGCATCAATAAGCCCCTGCTTTGTGTTTCTTCCGTTCCCTTTTATTACTTGCGTTTGCAAAATAGGTTTTAACTGGCTAAGCCCAGCTATGCTGTTCTCTAACTCTTCCTCACTCACGCAGATTTTTACATAGCCCTTACCAATGCGTTCAACGCTCATTTTCTGCCTCTTCCTTTCTTCTAATCAGCCGTACCGATACCTCATAAGCTGTACGCTGTTCTCTTTCTCCTGTGGCTGCGTCAAGCACCTTTTCATACTGGCGGCTCTGATACCGCCCCAGCAGCTCTACAGTATCGCCCTGCTGCCACTGCGCCGCCTCGTCTGCCTGTTCCTGCCAGCAGATGCACGGTAAATAGCAGCTGCCGCCTGTAAGCTCATTTCTTACCCTTACCGTAATATCAGTAATGCGCTTGCCTCTCGGTGTTTCTCTGTATGTTGGCTTATTCGCTATAACGCCTCTTACTGCTGCCTCGTCCTGCTCTACTGCCTTTTCCGATACCGCCACAAAATCTGCCAGAATATATACCAGCAGTCTACCGCTCTGGAAGTCCTTAAGCGTCTGCACCTTACCTGTCAGTAAAAGCCTGCTGCCCTCTACAAATTCCTGCATAGCGTCAAATTCTATGCCGTTGCAAGCCCTGTATGGTACGTCCTCTGCAAATACTACTGTTACCTCGTCCGGCACGCCGCTTGGTCTTACCGTTTCCAACTTTGCCATATAACCGCAAAACGGCAGCCCGCATAGCTGCTTAATTTCCTTAATCTGTGTAAGCGTTCCTACCAGTCCCGCTGCATTTCCCTTGATACCGCCACCTGTAAGCTCGTCCATGATTGCAGTATCTAAATCCCGTAAAAAATCCGGCTTTTTCTTTGTCATACTTCCTGCTCTTTCCTTTCTTATATGTAAATGGTGTAGTAAAGCGACATCTGCAAATCACTAAACTTATACTGTGCTGTCTGGTCTGGCTCTAATGGTTTCATAAGCCCCAGCTCTTTCCAGCGTCTGTGCGTTATCTCCGGCACTGCTCTAAACTTCTTTACCTCATGCCCGCTGTATTTTCGGTATTCCTCGCTTATCTCATGGTCTGCAAACGGTTTGAACGCTGCCAGATACCCTACGTAAACCTCTGCTTTGCCCTCGATAATGCGCAGGCGGTCTGAACTCTCCAGCGTGCCTATAAACTCCTTTACTGTCACTGTCTGCCTCTCCTACTTCTCTGGCATTTCGTACAGCCTCGGTATTACTGCTGCAAACGGCTGTACGTCCATGCCGCCCCTTATTACGGCTGCACCGCCAGCCGTAAACAGATAGCTTACGCACGCTTTCTGTATCTCGTCCAGCACCTCTAAGCAGCGCTCTTTTGTGGCATACTCTCCAATTTCTTCTAAACACCCGTCACTTATGCAAATTACGTGGCGCTTTTTGTCTGCCTCTGCGCCGCCTCTCTTTTTCTTTATGTCCTCGTACTCTCCATACTCTACGCAGGCGTAATTACCGCCCAGTCTATACAGCTTTTCTTTATTCTGGCTGCGTATATATACCTCGCTCATTGCCTTTATCTCCTTGCCTCTAAGTTTTCCATTTCAGAAATGCAGTTTGACGGTATCAGCTCATAAGCTGCCGCCTCTATTTCTGTAAGCGCCTCTTTGTACTCAATGTATCCCCACGCCTGCCGTGCTATCTCTGGTACGTTCTGCCGTTCCTCAAAATTTTCTATATGCAAAATCTCGTTTCCCTGCGGCTTTGGAAATGTTCCCAGCGATAACGGGCGTAAAGGGCTGTAATATCTGTGGCTCATTCTCCCGCCCCGCTTTCCTCTTTATGTTCTTGGTAGCCCTCTAAGTAGCCTATTGCCTCTACGTCAATGTCCTTGCCGTCCTTACCGTCGTTATTTATCCGAATTTTGCCGTAGTAGGAATAAATACAGCAGCCGTCATAGTCGTATACTCTTATACTGCCCTCTGTGGCTGCCTCTGGTGTTTCAATAACCAGCGGCTCTGCCTGCTGCATCTGTGCTGCTACCTGTTCGTCTGTTACTGGCTCGCTGTTCTTTCCTCTGTACCAGATAGCCAGCATAAACAAAATAATTGCCAGTGCGCCTGCCGCTATAACGGCTGCGCACTGCATCAGTTTCTTAACTATCTGTCGTTTCTGTTTTCTCATAGTTTCAGCCTTTCTTTTTCCTCTTCCCAGTCAAAACTTGTGCAGGCTATGCAACGCTTGCAGCGTTCTATAGGCTCGTCGTCCCCGTCGCATGAAAATCCCAGACAAGCGCCGCCGTCCATTCCTGCTACGCCGCATTTTTTCTGCAAACTGCATTTTTTAATACGCTGCTTTATTCTGCACTCTTTACATATAACCCTTTGTCCAACTGTGCAGCCTTGCAGCCTTGCATAATACTTAGCCCATTCTCTGCTTACTCCTGTATCCTCTCTTTCCCAGCCTGTTACCCACTTGCCGCATACGTCGCAATGTACCTGCGTTGTTACTGTCCTTGTTATTCCCATGTCTGCCCCTTTTTGCCTCAAAATAGTAGTTGTCTACTATCAGCATTTTTTTACTGAAAAGACACATAAGCCCCAGCGGTACGGTAATAACCGCTATTGTTATGTCGCCCTCTGTCGCCCATACTGCCAGCACGGTAACTGCCAGCATTGCAAGCCCGTAGGCTTTCTGCTTAATGAAATACCAACGGCGGGCTTTCTTTGCCTGCTCCCGCTGCCGCTCTGCTCTTTTTTTCTTACGCATATCTGCTATGGCATCTGCATAGCCTCTCTGGTATGCGTCATCTACTATCAATGCCTCTGCTGCCATTCTCTGCCTCTCTTCCTTTCGGCGGCGCTCTCTGTCTTTCCATGTGTGCCGCTCTCCTGTTCTGGCGTTTGGTTTTACCGTGCGGGCTGCTTTTCACATTAAAAAGCAACTGAAAACCTGTTGACCGTCCACATACTTTCTGGCTGGTATGACCGCCGCTATTTTTCCACGGTATACAGATTGCAGCTATTAGCCTGCTGCCCTCTGCCGCAGGCTCGCCATGCCTGCTACGCAATGTGCCGTGTGGGATTTGAACCCACGACTTGCCGCTTATGAGGCGGCTGCTCTAACCACTGAACTAACGGCACTCGTGGCGGCTGCTGCCGCCTACATTTCCTCTAAACTGTCGGTTTCTTCCAGATAGCCTATAAATTCCTCTAAACTATCTACGTTTTCCTGCATCTGCTCGCCACGTTCTCCATATTGCAAACTCTCCGGCAGATTTTCGTAGCTTTCCTGCTCCTCGTCTTTTACCTCTTCCAAAATGCCCCTTGCTTGGCTTATCAGTTCTAATGCCTCTGCAATTCTGTTGCGCCTCTGCTTATTCATTCTTTACCGCTCCTTTCCTTATAGTGCCTGCTGCCCCGCTGCTGCTGTGTATGTTTTCAGTGTGGCGTTGCAGCGTTTGAACTCCCTATAAATAGTGTCCCTGTGTGTTCCCAGCGCCTCTGCAATATCGCTTACGCTGCTGCCCTGCTTACTCATAGCCTCTATGGTCTGCCTGTCCTCATAATGCAGACGCTTATATTTTCGTTTTCCCATGCTCTATGCTCCTTTCCTTTGGGCGACGTTGCCGCCGCCCCTTTCCTCATTTTTCTGCTACAGCCTCTGGCTTACAAAGAATGTGCATACACAAAAGCCCTTTTATAGCTGTCGGTAAATCATACGGTATAATTCTTTCTTCATTGCACTGGTCGAACATTGCGTTTATTCCTGCTATTTGCCATTCTTCTACGTCGTTCTCTCCACTTTTCAAAAATTCCGCTGCGTCCCGTGCCTCTCTTATGCAATCTTTCATAACTCTTGCGTTATTATCGTGTGCGCTTACTCTAATTTGCAGTTTATCCGGCTCTTTCTTTCGCTGCTCTTCAAACTCTGCCGCCTCTCTCTTCTCTGCGTCCTCTTCGTTAAGCATCTCGTCAGCGAACCAATAAACCAGTTTATATAGCCTTTTTATTGCTTTCTTGCGGTTTTCGCTTAATTCTACTTTTTCGTCTGCCTTGTCTGCATAGATAAGGCTTTTGCTGTACTCTGTACTCCAAAACTCTGTTACGCCGTTCTCTGTTCTTTCGTAAAATATCCCGCTACCGTCCTTGCATACATACTGCTTATGAATGACGTTATTTTCCATGCTTGATGTTTCTTCGTATTCTTTCCCGTACAATACTGCCGCTTTTGCTGCCTCATACTCTTCAAATGTCACTCTTTCCATTCTCCGTACCTCTCTTTCGTTGTAAAAAAATAAGCGTGCCAGAGTTTTTACGCTCTGCACGCTCTTCTTTTCTGCTGTTTCCTATAAAAAAGAAAATCGGCAGAGGCTTTATAACCTCTTGTCGATTTTCATTCTAAAACTTATCCTGATTTCAATATGCTCATTATCATACACCAACACATAATCAATGAGATATCTGATTACTTCTTCATCAAACTCATCCAACTTACTAAGCTTTGTTAGCTGTTCCTGCTTTGCATCAAGAAAGAGATCCTTTTGCATATCAAGTGTTTCCTGCTTCTCTGTAATCAGACTTTCTATCTCTGCGATTTTCTGCTTAACTTCTGCAGTCTTTTTTGCCATCTGATCACGAGTGATATTTGTTTTTGTATAATCATCGTATATCTCAAACTTTAGCTTTGCATAGTGTGCCTTTGACTTTTTAAGTGATTCGATTTCCCTTTCAAGATTATCTGGACAATTACCGCCATCAGTTTTCAACTCAAATTCCTGCAACTGAGCCAATGCCATATTTCTAGCAATGTCTAGAAGTGTCGCCTCAAGTTCTTCACCTCTAATACGTGACACATGACCGTTGTGGCATCTGTATGAGGATTTATTTCCGTATTTATAAAGTCCCTTACCACATATTCCACAGCGAATATACGATTTACGCCACTTTCCATTTGGTTTTCTCTTCGTCACTTCTCGTCTTGCTATCATCTTGTGAGCAAGCTTGAAGTCTTCCACAGAAACTAATGGTTCATGACAGTTTTCAACAATTATCCAGTCCTCTTTATCTCTCTGCACAACCTGATGACCGGTATCAATATTATCAGCCGTCTTGTTATTGATTACAGAACCAATATAGACTTCATTATATAAAATCTCCATTACTGTACTGGCACTCCACATGTGCTCACCAATATCCCTTTCATAACATCTCTTAACTCCAATCTTTTGGTAATACTCAAATATGCTATCATATCCATTATTATTCAGATAATTTGCAATCTCGGTGTATTTCATGCCTTTAATAGCCAGTTCAAATATCAGCTGGACAACAGGTGCTGTTACTGGGTCAGGCACTAACATATGCTTATCATCTTCACTTTTCTGGTATCCAAAAGGAGCAAATGCAGCAATGTACTTTCCCTGCTTAGCCAACACTGCCTTAGCGGCTCTTACCTTTTTTGATGCATCCTTACAATACAATGCATTCACAAGATTTTTCAGTGCAACACTCATACCTCCGGTTGAACCAAAGCTGTTAGCAGAATCGTAATTATCATTCACGCTGATATATCTTACCTGAAGAACCGGAAATATACATTCCATATAGTTACCAACTTCAAGATAATCTCGTCCGAGTCTGCTGTAGTCCTTCGTCACAATAACCTGAATCTTACCAGCCTTTACCAGATCCATCATTTTTACAAAATTAGGTCTGCTAAAGTCTGCTCCGGAATATCCATCATCTGAAAATTCCATTATGTTGCAGTCCTTTAGTTCAGGCAGTTTCTGGATATGATCAAGCATTAACTTTCGCTGATGGGAAATACTGTTACTTTCCTCATGAGCAGCCAAGTTGTCATCTTCATCTGATAATCTCATATAGAGAGCTATCGTCTTATCCATTGCTGCTCACCTCTCTTTCTTCTGCCACTTTAAGCAACTCCTTTAGGAAATCATCATACAAGAGCTTAACTTCTATATTGCCATCATAAAAAACAATTTCCGATACAAAAGCATCCACAAGCTCCTTTGTAAGTTTTCTTTTAGCCATATATTTATTGACAGTTTCTTCCCATCCTTCATCAATATGAAATTCTTTTTCATACAGACTTCTTCGATGAAGCAATTCAGTAATCTGCGCTTCAATCTCATTTACTCTGCTTTCATATTCTCTCTGATACTGGCACAGTTCTTCCGCAGTGATTAACTGTTCCCTATAATCTTCATACAAACCACTTTTGTTAGCGGTAATTCTTCTTACATCATTTTGAAGTTTTGCTATCTGCTTGGTATAAATATCATATTGAAGAACATTCTCTTTTCTGCTGTTCATCTTCTGAACAAACTTTGTTTTCTCAACACACAAACTCATATGCTGACGGATAACAGAAAAAACACTATCCATAACCTCAGAATAATCATAAGAGTACTTATTTTCACATAGCCTAGCTAATTTTCTACGGTTCTTACACTTATAATAGAACTTTTCTGAATAAGTGTGATGCCTGCCAATCAATACACTGCCTCCACAACAGGCGCATTTTGTTTTATATACCAGAATATTATCCGGCTTATTTGGAACATCAGCTTTAGGTTTTGATGCTTCTAAATGCTTCTTTTTGATATGCTCCATTCTCTCCCTTGTTTTGTAGAAAGTGTCCTTATCAATTATTGGTTCATGAACATTTTCTATTCGCTGCCATGTTGATGCATCTGTTTTAACATTCTTTCTCCCGGTATCAAGAGCCTTCCTTTGCTTTCCATGAACAATATTTCCAATGTAATATTCCCCTTGGAGTATCTCTTTTACATGCGAATAGTGCCATTCTCTTGCTTTTTCAGCAAGTTCAATCTTTCCTGACTTATAGAATCTGTATTTCGGAGGTGAAAGAATTCCTTCGTATTGCAAAGTCTTTGCAATACCAGCATATCCCTTCCCATCCAAAAACATATTAAAAATTCTAACTACATTGTCAGATACCTCTTCATCAATCAAAAGCTTTCTTGAACCATCTGTAGCCCTGTAATATCCATATGGTGGCGTTCCCTCGCTGAAGCCGCCCTGTGCCCAAATACTATGCTTTCCGGTCTCTACTTTCTTTGAAAGGTCTTTGGAATAATATTCGTTCACAATATTCTTAAACGGTACGGATAAATCAGTTCCCGGTCTTGCAGTATCAAAATCATCTGTGATAGCAATATATCTCACATCAAGAAAAGGAAATACCCTCTCAATGTAGTTGCCTGCTTCCACATAATTTCTGCCAAGTCTGCTAAGATCACGAGTAATAACAGTATTGATTTTGCCTGCCCGGATATCATGAATCATACGGTCAAATTCCGGTCTTTCAAAAGTTGTTCCTGTAACAGATATATCAGCATACACACAAACTTCTACCATATCATCCTGCCCATTAATAAACTCTCTGATATATGCAATCTGTGTATCTACAGTATCTCTTTCCTTATTCGCCTCTGATTCGAATGAAAGTCTCGCATAGATTCCAACCTGATATGGTTTTGCCTCCTTATCCAGGCTTAAAACTGCTTTTGTTGTCAGATTGTCAGTTGGCTCTGCAACTGCAATCGGCGTATTTTTTCTACTCTTTCTTGCCATACTACACAGCCTCCTTTAATCTGATATTCAGTTTTCCCGTACTGTCCACTTCAACAAAATGTCCCTGACTTTCTATTACATCAAGACATTCCTTGTAGCAGTCATCAAAGTCAAACACTACTTCAATGTGATTCTTATCAAATACCTTTATTTCACGGATAAGAGATACAACCACTTCCCTCGTGAGTTTCTCAATGTTTTTATGTTCCGTAAAATAATCAAGCCATACAAAGCCTTTGCTCTTACGATTCAACACATCATCCATTTCCAATTCAATCTGATGAATAGCAATCTCAGCATTCTTTTTTCTCTGCTCATATGCTGCATGAAGTTCCTTGTAATCTTCCTTTGAAATAATACCATCCTTCATATCCTCATAAAGCATTCCTCTGAGATCTGCACATCTGTCTACTTCTGCCTGTTTCTTTTCACGCCTTTCCTCAAGCTTTTTCATATCAAGCTGCTGAAACGGCACGTTGCCGATAAAAGAAAGAATTCTTTTAAGGTCAATCATGTTATCAATGTGTGTCTGTAAAAGCTCTAGCACCACTTCTTCCAACTTATCCGTGGAAATTCTGTGGGAACTGCACTGCTTTGAATCCTTATGGGTTGCACACAGATAATAGGCATAAGTTTTACCACCCACTTTTGAAGTTTTTCTTACCATGGGAATCCCACAGCCGCCACAGGTAACTACCCCTGACAGCGGATAAACTTCCTCTCTGTCCGGTGATGTTCTTGTATCCATTGCAAGCAATCTCTGTACTACTTCAAAATCCCTGTCCGTGATAACCGGCTCATGGTTCTTTTCAATCCTTATCCATTCGCATTTTTCTTTGATTATGGTCTTTTTGACCTTGTGATTCGGTGTTGTCTGTTTTCCCTGTACGAGATTACCTATATAAACCTCATTTGTAAGGATTCTCCTTACCATGACTGAAGTCCACTCCGACTTTTCTTTTGTCTTAAAGCATGTCTGATAATTGCTTCCTGTGCTTGCTTTATACTCAGCCGGTGGAAGTATTCCTGATGAATTAAGTTCACATGCAATTGCATCCTGACTTTTTCCATGCAACTTCATTCTGAAAATATCTTTCACAACATTTGCTGCATATACATCAATTTCCAGTTTGTGCTTATCTTTATCATTCTTTTTGTATCCATATGGCACAAATGCCGTGATTACATCTCCCTGCTTTCTCTTAATTTCAAGATGTGAACGTATCTTAATTGAAATATCACGACAGTAAGCATCATTAATAAGATTTTTGAATGGAATAATAATCTCATCTGACTGCGACTTTGCCTCTCCGGAATCAATACCATCATTGATTGCAATAAATCTTACTCCCATAGCAGGGAATAATCGCTCAATATACATACCTGAATCTATATATTCTCTTCCGAATCTGCTCAGATCCTTAGTGACAACGCAATCAATTTTGCCTTTCTTAATATCTTCAAGCATCATCTGGAATGCCGGTCGCTCAAAATTAGAGCCGCTGAAACCATCATCAACATACTCCTGCACAACCTCAATATCATTTTTGTTTTCGAGAAAATCTCTAATCAGTGATTTCTGATTTGCGATACTGTTACTCTCAGTTTTTTCATGTGAAGCAACAGCGCCATCTTCCTTCGATAAACGAACATAGATGGCTGCATGATAGATCTTTTTGATCTGACTTATCTGACTCATATGCACATCCTCCTATTGTTGTTTAAGTTAGAAGATAACTTTTCAATAAGGTGATATGCACTAATTTAGAATTTTTATACCAAAAACATCATAGCACATATCACTTTGAAATTCCACCACAAATTTTCAGACATTCAAAAGCAGATTTTCAAATGCCTGTTCCATCGACAGTCCATTATTCGCAAAGCTTACCTTAATCATCATACTTCCACGACGCAGCATATATGGATTTCCCACCTGTTTTAAGAACTGTGCCTGCCTCTTACTCTGTGGCTGATTTTTATCTATTTTAATTTTTCTAATATCAGTCAGATCTTCTATTTTTACATTGTTAAAATCCACATCTAATAGTGCTCTGTATTCTTCTGCTGTCATAAAATCTATCCCCCCTTTCAGTAAAAATGCCACCCATAAAATACAGGTGGCTATGTAACCCGGAGCAAATGCCCCGGTAATATTTAATTGTACTTTTCATATGCCCCAATCTGGATTTTTACACATTCTGTAATCTTATCAAGTAGTTCTGTATCTGAAATTGAAGCAACTACCCTCTCAATCTGGACATTTACATCAATGGATACAATCTGCTCACATAATGCCATACTGTCAAATACCTCAAAATCTGTGTCAGTAACCTTTACCTTTGCAGCCGGTATTGGACAGTGGGTTGGCAGATATTTCTTTTTCCATGTTTTTGTGGACATGGCTACTGCTGTGACAACCGGTGAATACTGATTTGCTTTGTTATTTGAGATAATAATATAAGGTCTTGTATACTTCTGAATGCTCCCTTTACTTACTGACTCCAGATTTGCAATAACAATGTCGCCCCTGTTCAGTTTCATCTATGTCATTCCTCCTGTTCCCTGATATATTCTTCTGCCTCATCCTCTGTCGGACAGGCAACAATCCGTTTCCCATATTCATCAATCACTACTGTTTCGCCCGGAAATATAATCAGTTTTAATTTTCTATTTTCTTCTGTCATATCATTCATAAGAAATGAGAGCAGGTTCATAGCCCCTGCTCTCTGCATTAATACTGATTCCATGTTCCGCTGCAAGTGTCATTACAGCTTTAATCTCATTAAGTTCCATTGAAATGTCTACCACATCTCTTACTAGCACACAGATAATGGCATCTCTTTCAATATAATATCTTAATCGTTCAACCGCTTTTTTATCTGTATTGAAAATTGTCTCAACAACTTCCATGCCGGACTTTTTTGCATATGCCTCGATACGGTCAGCTGTATCATTTGCATTATTCCTTGCAAATATCAGACACCGCTTTTTTTCTCTGGAATCCTGCATATTGCCTCCTATCTGCCGTTCCTGATGTTATGATAGAACTTTGATACCGTATCAAGCACCAGCCCTCTTATATCACTTTCCTGAACAGGCTCTTTGTACATCATCTCATAACACTCTTCAAGTTCTCCATTAATATCCTCCACATAGATATCATATTCGCTGAGTTTTCCAAGTGTATCAATAACGTTCTCATCTGTTGCACCAATCATATCCTTTGAAAGTGTTATGATTGTATTAACATCTTCTTCCATATTTAAACCGATAATGGCATATTTCATCGGAAATGAAACTCCTTCTGTAGAAGCAGGCTCTGAAAGCATAGCTACAATTTCATAGCCATTATCCTGACAATACTTTTCAAGCAACTTCGGCACAAAATGATCTGTAGCCTCTAATCCTGTTTTTGCATAATATATAATTGCTCTTTCCATCTTAAAATCTCCTTATAAATAATATTGATTTGATACTGTGCGCACTTTATCTCCTCACATAAGCTGACTTATCTGTACTCTCCACACCATCACACCTAAACATTTCTTTTCTGTCGGTGACCATAAATCAGTTTGTGTGGGAAGATAAAATACTATCTTCCCGGTTTCTTAACCATCCC